GATTCTGTTGCCCCTGTAACACTCGGCGCTGCACCTCCAATACACAAAGCAGCTGTATTACTAACTCCTGATCCTGCACCTCTAGATCTTCCAGTATTTAAATCTGCTACTTCTGTCCAAGCACTTCCATTCCAACTCTCATTAAGAGCTGATGTACTAGGTGGGTCTTGATCTCCTCCCATACATAAAGCAGACGTAACTACTCCTGTTGATTGTTCTGTTCCTCTTCGTGTAGTGTTTAAGTCAGCAACTTCTGTCCAAGCACTTCCATTCCAAGTTTCATTGTTTGCTGTTTTGTCAGGGGTTCCACCACCAATGGCTATTGCAGCAGTATTGTCAGCTCCTGCTCCTCCTAAATCTTGTCTTGCAGTATTTAAATCTCCTACTTCTGTCCATGAGGTTCCATTCCAAGATTCATTTTCACTCATAAGCACTTCTCCAGGTGGTTTCAATCCACCAAAACATAAAGCTGAAGTAGCTGTGCCTGCACCTGTTGTAAAATCTCTAGCTGTATTTAAAGAGTTTTGAGTTCTCCAAGATGATAATACAGCTGCAAATTGATATTTAAAATCTACGTTAGTCGTGTCAAAAAATAATTCTTTGTTTTGACCACTAGGTAAATTACCTGCATTGTTTCGGACTGCCGTCCCAATAATGTCCTTATAATCTGCCATGATTAATTATTCTTTAGCAGCCAGCCTTGCGTAGAATCTGTGTACACTAAAGTATTTCCTGCTCTTTCTGTTGAAACTGTTAAATCGTCAGTTGATGCTACAATTTTTTCTGAACCATTTGCAGATATAGTTAGATTGTTTGAATCAAAAGTTCCTGCGTAATCTATAAATACAACTTCATCTCCAATATTTCCTGCAGGTAAGTTCATTGTTATTGCACCGCCAGTTGTATTTACAAAATAACCTTCACCAGCTACCGCTGTAAATGTAGAAGTTTTTACTGCTTGCCATGAAGTGCCACCTGATACTTCAGCAAATGATAACTGTCCAACACCTGTTGCACCTGAACCTGTTACTGAAGCTACTTTTAAAAATCTGTCTGCTGTAACATTTCCTGTTGGAAATTTAAGCTCATAGCTCTGTGCAGCACTGTGTGCTGGTCCAGTAAGTTTAATACCATGAGAATTTTGTTCACAGTTAAGCTGAATTGAACCTGGGTTTGTTGCACCCATAATTTCAATATTACCAGTTGCTTTTGGTCTTAGTCTTAAACTAATATTTGTATCATCTCCGACTGCACCAATCTGTGCACCAGAACCAGTTGCAGCATTTGTAATATCTACGTGGTTTACTGCTGATGATGTTGTTTCAAAAATTAATTGTTCGTTTCCATTTTCATCTCTGATACCATGAGCATCATCGAAGTCTATCATGAAAGAATTAGTATCTAAGTTACCACCTAATTGTGGTGTAGTGTCATCAACTAAATCACTTGCTAATGATATTGTATCAATACTTGGATTAGTTCCATCGTCTGCTTTTGCATATGCAATTACAGTTTTACCGTTTGCAACTGTAGCAGAAGTTCCTGTACCAGTTACGTATTTAAATACAACATTCTGTGAACCAGACGTTGCATTTTTTAAAAAATAAAAATTTTGTACATCTAAAGGTATTGTAACATTTCGTGATGCTGTGAGAGATCCTGTAAATTCTATAACTCTATGTGAAAGGGTTGCACCAGTTGATCCATCAGATACTGAAAGAGTTGTATCTCCTGAGTCAGAGACGGCTTGGGTCGTATAACCACCAGATATTTGTTCGATGATTTGTAAATTTGTATTTGTTTTTGTTCCCCAAGTTCCTGCATTTTCACCAGTCGCTTGAAGTTCTACACCTAATGGTGTGTATGTTGATGCCATAATTTTCTCCTATGCAGCGTCACTATAACTTGTATTTGATCCAGTTGCAACATCCGAATAAGTGTCGTTCGAACCCGTTGAAACATTACTATAAGACGTATTTGAGCCAGTGTCAACATCGCCGTAAGCAAATATATTAACTGATCCAACATTAAATGTTGCAGATAATCCGTCAAAACCAACCTGCATATCAACCACTGACACAGAGCCAATACTAGCACTAAATGATAGACCAGTTAGTCCTAAAGTCATATCATTAGGATCTAAAGATCCAACACTAGCTGTTGCAGATAATCCAGTAGGTAAAGCTACAGCACCACCTAATCCAACTATTGATCCTAATTGAGATTCAAACTGTTGACCTGATAATACCACTGCATTGTTTGGTGCAACCGCTGTTCCCAAAGATGTAGACATTGAAAATCCTGTAACATCAACTTGATTACTAGAAGATCCAGTTGCAGTTCCTTGACTTGCAGTAAAAGAAAGTCCAGATGGTTGAACAGTATCGTTTGGCGCTATTGCAGTTCCTTGACTTGCAGTAAATTCTTGGCCAGTTAAACCTACAACTTGATCAGCAACTGCCACAGCCCCTAATGCAAAGGATGCAGAAACTCCAGACATTGCAACATTTGCATCTGCTTCAACTGCTAATGATCCTGCGCTAGCTGTTGCAGAAACACCCGATGGTTCTACGACTGCAGAACCAATACCTGATAAAGAACCTGCACTAGCTGAAAATTCTACACCACTAATATCAAAATTAGGACTTAAACCAATTGTGATTGCAAACTCACCCCAAGCACCTTGACCGTAGGTATTATTACCCCAGCCCTCTATACCCATGCTAGAGGATATTTCAAAACCTGTTAGAGAAACAGTTACGTCGTTAAGATCTCCCCAAGATTGTTCATTCCAAGTCTTGGCCCCCCAACCTGCTCCAAACTTTTGGCTTTCGTTCCAATTAGCTTGGCCCCAGGTGAACCTGCCCCATCCTGAAGATACCGACATGGTCGGCCTCCTATGCTAATCTAATGATTGCTGCTGTAGCTGATGCTGTAGGAAACTCTATTTTAAAAGTTCCATTACTTGCTGTTTTGTCACCGCCGAATGCAATCACACAAACAGCGTCAGTTGTGCCTGAACCACCATCTGTTGTCGTATTATAAATTATTGCACCGTTTGCAGTGAAAGATGCAGATGAATAAGTCACATCTGCGAAATCTGTAAATGCAGTCGTTGAAGATAATGAAACTCCTGAATTTGTAAGAGTTGCACCACCCGCTGTATAAGCAGTTCCAGATGTATTTGTAATCTCTTCTGATGTTGAATAGTCTGTTGTAGAAGCTCCTAAGTTTGCATCACTATCAAATAGTGCTATCTTGAAAGTGTGACCACCTGAAGATTCAAAACTGTGTTTACCTTGTAAAAGCTCTTGTTTGAAGCTTGAACATATTGCTGATGTTATTGCCATAATTTATCTCCTACGGGTTTGGTGAGGGTATTGGTATTCTAACGGTTCCATCGGTATAGTCATCTCTTCGTCTTCTACCAACTTGCTCACTAGCAAACTTCTGTACCTCTTGTTTATATTTATTTTCATATAAAGTCAACATATCCATTGGACCTTTTAAAAACCCATACGCCTCTGATAGACAGCAATATAAAAGCCCATTTGGAAAGTTCATACTAATATAATTAGTATTATCACCCTCTAAAAGATCAGGCATTTTGTTAAAATGCACTCTAAATCTGTAAGTTGTATTAGGAACTGGAGCAAAAGCTATACGGCCTGATGTTGTATCAGACTCTCCTGTACCTCCACCAAACATAGCATAATATTTAGGTTGGCCTTGAGCTGCTGATGTCCCTGTTACATCTTGGTATTCTTGTAAATATGTATAATCTTTTTTCTCTAACCATCTGTTAGCTCCCGTGGTTTCAGATCCTGCTGTATTGTAAACTTGTATACCTCTAATAAATAAACATCCTGCTGGAGCGTTTATAGATTCTTGTCCAGCAACTAAATTACCTAATTGTTGTTTTCTATCTGCATCAAGAGGAACATCTCTAAATATTCTATATTGTGCATTTAAAATAATGTTTTCTAAAACACTATCTGATAAAACATTTGAATCTGTTTCAGTATAACTTTTAATTTGTGTTTTTAGTCCTGATGCGCTTAATCCTGCCATTATTGTACTATCTCCTGACAACGTGGACAACTTTTTCTAAATCTTAAATGTCCCGTGCAATGTTTTAATTTTCCATCTTCTTCTATATATACTGGAGTTTCTGGTTCTGCTGGATCTTCGTATAATTGTAAATGTTCATCTTTTTCTGGACATGCACACTGTTTAATACCAAACAAACTACATATAAAATTTTTTATTTTTTTAATCATGCGGTTACCGTCACTGGTCCTGCCGATGCAGAACCGCCTCCTCCTGTTTCAGTTATACTAGATGTTGTAGCTGTTGCAAAGGTATAATTATCATCATCTACTTTTGTAATTATGTA